ATAAGCATGAAAGATTTCTTGTGATCAACGTACGATGTCCAAAGCAATAGAGTGGCGTTGCCGTTAATGTCGATAGCGAATCGATTTGGGGTGACGATGGCGCGGCCTATTGGAATTGACCTGTTTTCGGGCGCTGGGGGAATGTCGCTTGGGTTCGAGCAGGCGGGGTTTGACGTAGTCGCCTCGGTGGAGATCGAGCCGATCCATTGTGCTGTTCACAAATTCAATTTTCCGAATTGCGCAGTTATCCCAAAAAGCGTTGCGGAGATTACCGGCGCGGAGATCAGGCGGGCCGCCGGAATTGGCAATCAGCAAGTTGATTGCGTGTTCGGTGGACCTCCATGTCAGGGCTTCTCGTTGATCGGTCATCGCGTCCTTGATGATCCGCGCAATTCGCTTGTTCTGGAATTTGTGCGGCTCGTGCGCGAATTGCGCGCTCAGACATTTGTCTTCGAGAACGTAAAGGGCCTGACGGTCGGGCGGCACCGCGCCTTCTTGGACGAGCTTGTCGCTGCGTTTGCAGAAGCCGGCTATGTTGTCCGGCTGCCGTGGCAGGTGTTTGACGCTGCGCACTTCGGCGTTCCGCAACATCGTGAACGCTTGATTTTGGTCGGTGCTAAGAAAGGCGTGCGGCTGCCCGAGTACCCTCGGCGAACGACAAGTGCCGCCGACGAACCCGCGCTGGATTTGCCACATGGCCCGACATGCGCCGACGCTCTTGGTGATTTACCGAACGCCGATAAATACGCGGCGCTAGAGCGGGGCGATAGCATGCGACCCACAAAGTGGAATAAGCCATCAACCTACGCCAGAGAATTGCGGTGCCTAACGAACGATGCATGGCACTATGGATACGTGAGAAACTGGGACCCGTCCGTTTTGACCTCGTCTTGGCGAACCGGACACTCGGTGATTTCCCAACAGAGGTTCGACCGCACCGAGCCGGGTTCGGTAGAACCGATTTCCAGGTTCTTCCGTCTGCCGGCAAAAGGTCTCTCGAACACGCTTAGGGCCGGCACTGACGGAGCCCGAGGTGCTTTTACAAGCCCGCGACCGATACACTACAAATACCCGCGCTGCATCACTGTGCGTGAGATGGCGCGACTGCACGGCTTTCCCGATTGGTTTCGACTGCATTCGACCAAGTGGCATGGAGCGCGACAGATCGGCAACGCCGTCCCTCCCGCTTTAGCTCGGGCAATTGCGAGCGAAATAGTTAGGGGACTTGGCTACAGGCCGAGCCGCCCTAGAAAGGCGGTCGAGCTCGGGGACGTAGCTCTACTTTCTATCGAGATGTCGCAAGCGGCGAGCTACTTCGGAGTGGCTGCTCCGAACGGAAGGCGAGATCGGAAGAGTGGTGCTCGCAAGCGAACTCAGCAAGAGACGGAAGCGGCTCGCCTGCATGCCTTGGGAGAACTCCATGGCTAAGGGAGAGACTGTCGAGAACCGATACACTGCTCTCATCGAACGTATTTTTGTCAATCACTTTAAGCCGGGGTCGACGCGGCTGTGCTCTATTTCAGCGATGAAGATGGGAGATCTGCCATGGTCGATCTGTTGAAGGCGTTCAAGCCCGGCATGGTATCAAGGCGGTGGCCACGATGACGATCCAGAAGAAAGGCGATCCACCGCTTACCGCCAGAGAGCAGCAAAAGCTTATGATCATGCGGCAGGCGTCGTCTAGGACAGGTACGAGATACACAATTGACAAACGCCGAGGCGGATTCGCTCCGAAGCCTGTCACGCTACCGCCAACACCATGGGACAAGAAGTGATGGACCGTGCTGCTTTGGAGGGATTTCTTATTGGTTTTGTGCTCTCTGCCTTTGCCGTGGCAATAGGGATCGGGCTGGGCACATGGCTTTGGTTTAGGTAAGCGCTCCCGTGGGCATCTCGATCACGCATAGTATGCCCTTGGCCCCCGATCGAGCTGGCCGGCTTCCGATACAAGTGGAGCTGGATTGCGACGATCGCTCGAAGATGTTCTGCCATGGGCACAAGATCTTTTCCGATCCAAACGGTTACATAGGGGCCCACAACCTAGCGATGCTTGCCGGCTGGCTTGAGCGCAACGGGCCGCAAGGTCGCATCTGGCTCTGTCCGGAGTGCTCTGGCAAATGAAGCGGAGGAAGATCGCCAAGCTTACGACGGGGCGCCGGCACATGACCGACGTGCAGCGCGCCGAAGCGATCCAGCTCTATATGGACGGCGCCACGTTGCGTGAGATCAGCAAACACACCGATCGGCATCGCGTGATCTTGAGCAGACTGTTCAATGCTGCCGGGGTGAAGCACGGCGCGCGGTTTAGGATGGAACAGAAGCTTCGCCATTTTTATAGAAATGATGCCGTGGCTAGAGGAGTATTCCCATGGGCGACGTTGTAATTCTGGACGACGAGCGCGAGCACAGGCATCCCGGCGACAAAGAGATCCAAGTTAGGCTGTCGCTCCCGACACTGCATAAGGGGCAGTCTGCGGCATGGCACGCGCTGGCGGGGCATCGCTTCAAAGCGCTGCGTTGCGGCCGGCGCTGGGGCAAGACCGACTATGCAAAGCTGTGGATCGGTGACGGGCTCGCCAACGGCATGGAGTGCGGCTGGTTCGCTCCGCAGCATAAGACGTGGTCGGAGGCCTACACAGAAATGCGCGGAGCATTTGCGCCGATCGTCGACGGTGGCAGCAAGGGCGCAGCGGTCATGAGATCATGGAGCGGCGGGCGCCTAGACTTCTGGACATTGGAAAATCACATGGCCGGGCGATCGCGCCGCTATCAGCGCATCGTGATCGACGAGGCAGCGTTCGCAAAGGATGGTGACAACACCACCGATGGTTCGATGATGGACATCTGGGAAAAGTCGATCAAGCCAACGCTGTTCGACTTCCGCGGTGAAGCGCTGGTCTGCTCGAATAGCGCCGGCAAGAATCCAGACAATTTCTTTTACAAGATCTGCACCGATCCGCAGTACAGCTTCATTGAGTATCACGCCAAGACGGTCGACAACGATCGGTTGCCCAAGCGGATGCCGGGCGAAAGCCGAATGCAATGGATTCTCAATCGCACGACGTATCTTGAGGACCTGCGGCGCGACAACGATCCTCTGGTTTATGCGCAAGAGTACGAGGCCGAGTTCGTCGATTGGGCAGGCAAGGCGTTCTTTGATCCAGCGAAGTGGATGGTGGAAGGTAAGCCGATCGCTGGCGTCAAGCCGTGCGATACCGTGTTCGCTGTGATCGACACCGCCGTCAAGGATGGCGCCGAGCACGATGGCACGGCGGTGATCTATTTCGCGCTCAATAGCACAGCGCAGCATCCTCTGACCGTTCTCGATTGGGACATCATTCAGGTTGAGGGCGCCACACTAGAGCTCTGGATGCCTGTGGTGTTCGACATGCTGGAGCACTATGCGAAGGAATGCGGCGCCCGGCAGGGCAGCGTTGGCGCATGGATCGAGGATAAAGGTTCCGGTTCTATCCTGCTGCAGCAGGGCCGCAATCGTGGCTGGAACGTCAACGAGATCGAATCAACCCTGACGGCGGCCGGTAAGGACGAAAGAGCCATTTCGGTCTCAAGTTATCATTATCGCGGCCTTGTAAAAACCAGCCAACTAGCCTATGACAAGACCGTTACTTTCAAGCGCGAGACGCGCAACCATCTGTTGACGCAGGTTACAGGCTTTAGAATCGGTGACAAAGATGCCAGTCGGCGAGCAGATGACCTTCTGGACGCATATTGCTACGGACTCGCCATCGCCCTCGGAAACTCCGAAGGCCAGTGACATAGTTGCCCACGCAGAGCATCCCGGCGCAGCATCGGTCTCTTTCGTGGCCGCCAACGCGGCGATAGGCGGAAATGCCGTGCGTGACAGCGGGAGAGACTGCACCGATTGGTCCGGCGTCTGCGCGTGCGGCAAAGCTGCGATGGACGGAATTAGATGCGCGCTGGGAGCGACACATGAACATAGATGAATTGCGCGAGCGGCTTGAGGGTTGGCGCCGGGACGATGCCGAAAAGCATTAGCACGCACACTGCATCGATTGCGTGCTCTCCGCAGGCCATGGATGAAAGCTTGGGATCGTTATCAGCGCGGACGTGGATTGAAACCGGCGAAGATCAGATTGCCTCGCTCCATGCAAAAGCACAAAAGCTTGTTCCGAGAGATCATGTTAAGTCGATAGTGACGAAAGCGCCCGGTGATGATAAGGCTGCCCTGTAGCTTCTCGCGACGGGGTAACAAGTGGCCGAAGTCATCATCAACGGCAGCACGCTAGGCCAGTCGCTCCAAGGGCTGCTTATGGCCCCTGAGATAGTCCCCGGCGCTCCCGCCAGTTACCAGATCTGCAAAACCATCTACGTGTTCCACCCGCTCGGCGCCAAGATCGTCGAGGAGCCGATTCGCATCGCGATGAGCCAGCCGCGGGAGATCGCGTTCCCAAAGCATCCCGGCATCGAGCAGCGGCTAAAGGAGCAATGGAACAAGCAGTGGACGTCCGACAATGCCGACAGAAATATCTTCAACACTCATGTACTGGCGAGAGTGTATGGCATCTCTACGCTGTGCGTCGTCAGTGACGATTTCCTGCCCTCTGAGCCTATGCCGTTCGATCGACTTGCCAAATTGTCGATTAGCTGGAATGTGCTCGATCCTCTCAATACCGCCGGAAGCCTCGTCCTTAATCAGCGCCCCAATGCAACCGACTTCCAGAAGGTCGACAACATAGCGATCAATGGGGTGTCGTATCATCGCTCGCGCGCGATCGTGGTTATGAACGAAAGCCCGATCTATATCGAGTACACGGCCAGCGCTTACGGTTACGTCGGCCGATCGGCCTACCAGCGCGCGCTGTTCCCGCTGAAGTCTTTCGTCCAGTCCATGATCACCGACGACATGGTTACGAAGAAAGCCGGCATCATCGTCGCGGTGCTGAAGTCGGCAGGATCGATTATCGATCGGGCGATGCTGCTGATGGCCGGCATCAAGCGCGCCATGATCAAGCAGGCGGCCACCGAGAACGTCATCAGCGTCGAGAAGGATGAGGATATCAAGGGGATCGACCTCACTAACGTCAACACCGCTATGTCCGAGTCGCGAAAGAACGTCCTGCAAAACATTGCCACGGCTGTGCCGATGCCAGCTCGCATGTTGAACCATGAGACTTTCGCAGAGGGGTTTGGCGAGGGCACGGAGGACGCGGCAGCCGAGTCTCGCTTCATCACACGCATTCGCGACGACATGGCGCCAACCTATGCGTTTATGGACCCGATCATCCAACGCCGCGCATTCAACGAGGAGTTTTTCGATACGATCAAGAGCGAGTTTCCGGATGAGTTTGGAGGCGTCAAATATCAGACGTGGTTTTACGACGTCACCAACAACATGAAGGCGACGTGGCCTAACCTCCTGACAGAGCCCGACAGCGAGAAGATCCAAGTCGAGGACGTTCGCTTCCGCGCGGTGCTGGCGGCCTTCGAGATGATGGCGCCGATGGCCGATCCGGACAACAAGGCCAAGCTGCTCGAATGGTTGCA